CGTTGAGTTTGATTTTCTCCCAAGGTAAATCACTGGTAAGATTGAGACGAAAAACAGCGGTTAGATTTTGTTTTTCGGCAGATTTAACGGCGGCAGTAATTTCTTTGATTAGTTGCGACAAGAAAACGGCTTTATCCTTAAAGAATAAACGAGTTTTTTCGATGCGTGAATTTTGCACGTTGGAGAATGCGCCCATGCCAGCAGTATTGAGACAGGCAGCGGCACAACCTGCGCTTGCATCTTTGCAGACGTTGAAGCCAGAGAGAGAGGCGGGAGCGAGGTGAATTCCGAACGTGCGGAAACCGATTTTTTCACCTTTGCGGATTTTAGCATTTGCTGTGGTAAGTAATTTCATGACAGGGAAAAGTTAGCAGATTGAGAAAAAAAGTCAACAGTTTTTTTTGTTTTATTTCAGATTTTGCACAGTGTGAGAAATTCTGATGAACCAAGCGCAAGAAGCCAAGAAGCCAATGATTGCGCAAGCGTGTGATTCTGTGGTGGTGGATTGTGCGCCCCAAACAATGAACACGATGCACATAATGAGTGAGATGATCGAAGAGGCAAGGATGATGAAGTATTTCATGACGGGGAAAAAGTAGCATTTTATAAGCTAACGCGCAAGTATTTTTTTCTATTTTTTATTTATTTTTTTTTGCGTCATAGTGCATTTTTTTGTTGACAAACTCCTAACAGAAAACGCTTTTTTTAGTTGTTAGAAGCCTAACAGATTTCGTAAACCGTTGAGCGTCAACGAGTTACACCAAAATGACCCCTTCGGGGTCGCCTCGACGTAAGTCGTTGAGTATCAACAACTTATGACGATTCGAGGCGCAGCGTAAGAACTGTTAGAAGTCGCCGCAGCAGCCATCCATGCCCCACTCGCTGATCTCATGGCGATCTTCGTAGGCGGCATCGAGCCAATAGTCTTCGTTGCCTTCGTCACTGTAATCCGTCCAATGCCCATCGAGGTGGGAGTCATCAAGAAAGATTTCTTCTGGAGGGTCAGGGAGTTGATCGGCAGCGTCTGCGAAAGCTTCGCAAGCGGCAACATATTCTTCGTATTCGGCGGGGCAGTTGATGAAAGGGTGGTTAAACATGACGGGGAAATTATACTCCGAAACACATAGAAACGCAACAACTTTTTTCTATTTTATGCAAAAAAAAAGTTTTGTCATAAAGCGTTTTTTTTCTTGACAAACATCTAACGAAAAAAGGTTTTTAACACGCTGCGTCTTCGTAAACCGTTGAGCGTCAACGACTTACGCCAAAACGACCCCGTAGGGGTCGCGTCGATGTAACTCGTTCATTATCAACGACTTATGACGATTGTATTTTTTTTTATTTTTTTCTTGACAAGGGAGCCAGCCTTGCGACTGACTCCCGATCTGTTAGATGTTAGACTACGAGGTCAATTCCAGAGATGTGAAGATTGCGATATTTACTTTCGCCGCCATCATCAACGTCTAACGCTTTTACAGTGACGTATCGCTTGCCGTTCGCGGCAAATGCTACTTTGTCCACCGCTTCAATCTTGAGAACGCGAACGCCATCAGCTTTGACTTTCGAGTTTTCAGCAAAGTAGCGCACGGTTTTGTTGACGAGGGCGGAAACGACTTGTTCGGTAGGTGTATTGTAATCGAAGAACATAACGAGGAAAAGATAGAAGATTTTTGCGGTATTGTCAAGATTCTTTTATGAAAACTGAGATTATCCAAGCGGAACAGCAAGCAGTGAAAAGAGAAAGCGATCCCAAAAGATAAGTTGTCATATTTTGAGGGCAGCACACAAGAAACGAAAGACTTGCAAGCGGAGATAAAAAGCCGCTAGTCACAAGACAAATAGCGATAGTTGATTTGATATTTTCGATGGTTGATTTCATAGTAGTTAGTTGGTTGCGAGAGAAAGATAGAAGATTTTTGCGAGATTGTCAATAAGTTTTTTTGATTTATTTTTCGACAATCTCAAAAACTGTTGTGATGTATTCGCGCACAGTGCAGAATGTTTTCGTGGTGATGTTTTCCCAAGGGATGATTTGTTCAATCACTGCGCCATAGTTGCAGTATTGAGCAAGACCTTCAGTCCTTGTAACACCCATGATTTCATCACCTACTGCGTAGGTTTTGATTTGACCATAACCATAGTCAATCGTCAATTCAACTTTTGCAAAGTATTTATCCTCATATTTTTCTGTTGCTTTGTTAGCAGTATTGAGGGCGATTGCTTTATATTGTGGCTTGAGGTTAGGTTGAGCGTTCATGGTTAGTATTGGTTGACGGGGAAAGTGTAACGCATAACGCATGAAAGCGCAAGAACTTTTTTATCTTTTTTTCTTTTTTTATTTTGCGGCATAATGCATTTTTTTCTTGACAAAACTCTAACAGAAAATGTTTTTTCGTGCATAGTATAGCACAGCGTATGCGTAAACCGTTGAGCGTCAACGACTTACGCCAAAACGACCCCGAAGGGGTCGCGTCGATGTAAGTCGTTGAGTATCAACAACTTATGACGATTGTTATTGTGCGATGCTGTCAAGTTTTTTTTCGTTAGACTAACAGTTTTTTTTCTGTTAGCCTAACGGTTTTTTTCGTTAGACTAACGGATTTGAATGAAGTGCAGTGACTGATAGCCAACCCAACCTTTTTCAAAGATGGCAAAGTTTTTTTCATCCCAATGCGAAAAAATTCCGTAGTTTGTTTTTGTTCCTTTTGTTAGAAGGCTAACAAGTTTTGCGTGAACGGCGGCGAAGTAAGCGGGAGTAAGTGAAGAAGTTTTCATGACGGGGAAAGTGTAACGGTTTTTTCGGATTAACGCAAGCTTTTTTTTGTTTTATTTATATTTTTTATTTCGACCATTCCATTTACTTCGTGAGCTATTTTTTCAGCCTTAGCAAGCAATTCTGAGAATGTTGAACCGATATTGTTAGGAGCGAAACAATTAACGAATGCGCCTTCTGAGTTTCTGATGATAATGAGCTTTTTCATGACGGGGAAAGTGTAGCGGTTTTTTGCGATGAAGTCAACAATTTTCTTTTGTTTTTTTTGGGGGGGAGTATTGGAACTTATGCCAGTTCCTCGGCTTCGATGATGTCATCATCGTGCAGGTGCTTGGGGTGAAAAGGGCAAGCACCAAGAAAACCAACATAAGATTTTTCATTGGCAGTAAACTCGACTTCCCAGTCTGCCCAATTATCATCCACACGATCAGCGATGGAAACGAAAGACAAGTCGGAAACGGTGGATGCGGAGAATTGAAGTAACTTATTCATGACGGGGAAAGTGTAACGCGAAACGCGTAGAAACGCAAGAACTTTTTTGTATTTTGTGAAAAAAACTTTTGTGTCATGCGTGAAGAAAAAACTTGACAAGACCCCCCCTATTTCTCAAAAAGTGCGCGACAGTTCTGTTAGAAAACGGCGGGGGGGATACTATTCTCAGTCTCCCAAACTCCCACCAACATCACTCTCCACCCAGAGCGCCAGACGATGTTATGTGCTGCTCCGCACCAGACCCCCCACCCCTTTTGTCAAAATCGCGAGTCGCTTTCTAAGAATAACCTAAAAAAACCCAAAAAAAATCCACGCCCCCCATTTTATAAAACCTTTTGTAATCAAATAAAAGGTGTAATACACTATGATGTCCGTTATACGCTACGAAAATATTCCAGTCTCTATGCCCCGAAACGATTCGGCAGGTAAGAAATACATTGCACCCGCAAACAGTGTATCTATCTCTCATTCCGCGAAAACAAATGCATATAGAACTCTTGCCGCGAATACTTTTCCAGATATGAGAGTTGGTGGCAGCACAGACACGAAAATAACTATCGCGTTTCCGCTGTGCAATAAGTTTGCCAATAATGTTTCTTCTGCTGATTCATACAATTTCGGATCAGGCGTTTTCGCTAACCTTACAGGAACAGGCAGCACTGACATAACAATCGGGGGTCGAACATTCAGTGGATGTTACCTTGACGGTTTGTCTGTGGACATAGTGCCATTTCAAGCTGCAACGATGTCTACATCTTTTACATGCACGAATCCACCTACAGGTTTAACAATGCTTTCGGGGCTAAGTACAGGTGAAACAAACATGACCAGCAAATTTGCGTATGGTCATTTCGCAGTACTTTCGGGGGCAGATAATTATTCTTCTGACGTTCACTCTAGTATTTCTTTTTCTCTTGATTTAAAAAGAACCTATTCCTATGCGATTTCTAAGCGCAACGCTTACAATGTCTTTTTGGATGAAGCATCAAAGCAACTACAAATCAAAGCAACCAACATAAAAACATTTATTAATGAGTCTGGGGCATTGTCTTCTTTTTCTGTTGATTTAAAAAATGAATCGGGTGAATACGTTTTGCCATCAGGAACGCTATCAACTTCTTCTCGCGGCAGATTAAATGCCCAAAATCTATCTTCTTCGCCACCAAATATTTTCATCGCAGATGTAACTATTGACGAACCATTGCTATAAATGGGTGTAAACTATACAAATGCCTAAAAAACGATTTAGTCAGTCGGACTCGGTTGAGATTCAATTGAATCAAACCAGCAAAATTAAAACAAAGAAAAAGAATTTCAGATTCACCCCAAAACAGGTTCAACTGCTTGGGATGATACTAGACCCCGAAAATAAAATCATTTTTATATCTGGAGCTGCGGGAACTTCTAAAACATATATGGCACTCTACGGAGCAGTCGAAATGATGTCAGAAGATTCTGAAAAACAACTGATTTATATTCGCAGCATCATTGAAAGTGCTGATAAAGGGCTTGGTAGCTTGCCTGGAGATATTGCAGAGAAGTTCGATCCGTTCTTGATGCCTCTCTACGATAAGTTGGAGGAGATTGTTTTGCCGCAAGATGTGGCGCATCTTAAATCAACAGGAAGAATAAGTGCCGCACCAATTAACTTTTTGCGTGGAGCAAGCTGGACGAACAAAATCATTGTCGCCGATGAAGCTCAGAACTTTTCCGCGAAAGAACTTATTACTTTGATTACAAGGATTGGAGAAGGTTCAAAGATTATCATCTGCGGCGATGCTATGCAGAGTGATATTGGCAAGCTCAAGACAGGCTTTATGCCTTTGCTCAATACCTTTAATGATGAAGAAAGCAAGCAAAAAGGAATTCAAACATTCGTGTTCACTAAAGAAGACATTGTGCGCAGTGAAATCTTGAAATTCATCGTGAAAAAGTTAGAAGAGAGCGACTTTCATGTGTAAATAATTATAACAGGGTTACACACAACGCTCGCAGCGAAATGCAGGAAATATACGTGTATTCCCTGCCTTTTCGTGCCTTTTTTTATATTGAAAAAGTGGTAAAAAAACTCATTATTAATTATGAGCGTTATTTACTGTTCTGAGTGCGGAAAAAAGCACGAATACAATTTTGCAAAGCCCAACTTTTGTTCTAGTTGTGGCAGTCCCTTCGGGGCAGCTAAGCTTAAAAAGCAAAAGCCTAAAGAAGAAGAAGAGGAAGAGGACTACGATGATGAAGAAGAGGATGAGGATGAAGAAGATTTCGACGATGATGGTGAATCATTTACCAATGCTTCTCGCGTTCCAAACATTCGCAAAATCCAAGTAGAAGTAGAAACATCAGCAGTCTATAGCACTTTTGATTTGGGATCTCTTATTGGTTCTGAATCGAATCCAGTGCCAAAAGGTTCAACACCTCAAAGAAGAAACCGTCCCACTTCTCTCGAAGACTTTAAACAGAAAAGAAAGTAAGTGGAATCTCCTAAAAAAAAGACATACGAAGAGTGTTATGCTATTATAGACACTGTTGTTTCAAAATATCAAAGCAAGTGGAGACTTAACGCTATAAACTGGTTTGACTTTGAAGATGTAGCGCAAATTGTTAAAACTCACATTTTCAAAAAGTGGCATTTGTGGGATCAAGAGCGACCATTAGAACCTTGGGTTTCGAGAATCGCTTCTCATCAAATTAAAAACATAGTACGCAACAATTACACGAACTATGTTAAGCCTTGTATGTCTTGCCCCCACAATCTTGGAGATAATCTATGCTCTTTGACAAAATCAGGAGACCAAAACTCTTCCTGCAAGCTATATGCAAAGTGGGCTAAATCAAAACGCCAAGGATATGGCGTAAAGATGCCACTAGCAATGGAAAACCACCAGCAAGAGATTGATTCGTTTACTGATTCGGGTGTTGATTTTGATGCATCTATCCAAAAACTAAATGAAGTTCTAAAAAAAGAATTATCAGACGAACATTATCAAGTGTATATGATGTTGTTCTTTCAAGATGCGTCAGAAGACGATGTGGCAAAGTATATGGGATATAAAACTTCTGAAAAAAACCGTGCCGCTGGCTACAAACAGATTAAAAATCTCAAAAAAATGCTGAAAGAAAAAGTGCAACAAATCATTGCCAAAAACGACATCATATTATGAGTTTAAACGACGAACAAAAACAAAAAGTCCAAGAGGCTTTTGGGAAGAATCCCGATTTGAATGAAATTGTCAAACATGTATTTGATAATCCACAACTCGACGGTCGTTCGAAAGAAGGACGCGAAGTAAGAAAGTATATGGTAGCAGCAGGTATGAAATTTAATACTGCTCGCCGCGAAAAAAAAGAAGATATTGTCTTTTCGCCACAACAACGGCAATTTATTATTGATCAGGCGAACACTGGTCTATCTTCGTTGGCTATCGCTGAACTACTTTTCCCAAAACAGGAAATCAAGCCGCTGTCTATGGAACAGCGAGCTGTTTTCGCGTTGATGAGAGAGATTAATCCCGACTACAATCCTTCTCAAGACACAGACGCTGTGCTGTCAAGCTACGTGGCTCCGAAGGCGGCAGGTAGAGTCGTGAAAAAAATTAACGATGCGACTGGAAATGTATTCGAGGAAGATAAGATTAATCGCCAGCACAGGATTTGTGTAGACAAATTAACAATTAACTTAAATAACTCTCGTTTCGTGAAAATCATGAACAATTACACCTTGAAAGATGATAGGGAGTTGTTCGAGCAAGAGTTTATTCGTTTAACTTGGGATAAGCCTGATTTAACATCAGACGAAATTAACCTATACATGAACGTGTGCAAAGAAATCATTAATCTTGAGGTGATTAGTAAGCATTTGAACAAGCTTAACGATATGTTCGATATTGCTAATGATCAGGAAGAAATGAGCGTTAGACTCGCGGAAATTATTAAAGCAAAAAGCAGTGAATATCACCAATGCGAAACACGTATTGAAAATCTAACTAAAAAACTTCAAGGAGACAGATCATCCAGAATGCAAAGTAAGCAGAAAGAAAATGCTTCTCTTTTGGCGTTGGTGCAATTCTTCCAAGATGAAGATGAGCGTAAGAACATGGTCAAAATCGCGGAAATGCAAAAGGCTTTAGTATCAGAAGAAGCGAATAGACTAGAAGGAATGGATGAATGGAAAGCAAGAATTCTCGGAATATCAAAGTATGATGTCATTTAATTGTAAAGAGTGCAATGAGTCATTTGATTCATTAAAAAGCCTACACCATCATTTCAAGAAACACGATATGATGTTGGGCGATTATTACGTCAAGCACTATCCACGCTTCAATAAGCTAACGAGTGTTCCTATTCAGTTCAAAACGTATGAGGATTACATGGAGAGAGATTTCGCCACATACGATCAATTAGTCGAGTGGTGTGATACAGCGAATCAG